GTAACAGCCCTTTTAACCTCTTCTAGAGTGGTTGTTTCTTTAGGTTCTTCGAGAACACTACGAACACCACCAGTAACACGACCAGAGCGTCTTTCTCTTTCAGCAATCAGTTCTGCTAATGTATCAGCCATACTAACTCCTTATTTCTTAACTTTTTTCATTTCTTCAGCAATTCGAGCATCTAATTCAGCTTCGCTTAGACCTGAATACTTAGTTGCAGGTGTGACTGACAATGGAATCTTAGGAGTAAATCCTGATAAACCTTTTTTATCACGAGCATAATTTTCAAGCCTAATTGTTTCAGCAACAATTTCTTGATTCTTGTTTTGCATAAAAGTGATAAGTTGTCTACGAGCAGCGGGGTTTGTCTCAAGCTGAGGAATAAGTCCTTGAATAAACTCACGATCAGCATTAGAGAAGCCAGAACCCAACTTGCCACCAAGGGTTTGCAAAATGACATCTCCTGCAACTTTTTGGTATTCTTGGCTTCCAGCTACTTTTCTTGCATCTGAAGCAGAAGCTAAACCAAGAGTTTGAATTAGGTTAGCAATACCAACACGACCTGTAGCAAATTGTCCTGTAATCAACTCATTGTCTGGCAATGAAGCAAGTTTATTGAGTGACTTGATTGTCGAGGTAGCAGTTTCTCGTGTCACCATTGCTTCAGAAACTTTTTTAGCATCCAATTTGCCAAGTTCTTTAACAAACTCAGATTCACCTGCTGGCAATGTAACGCCACCAACTTTAGTTTCAGATGTTTTTCTATCAACACCGCCTGTAAATGGCACACGAACTTGTTTACCAGTTTCATCTTTCTTGTAGATAAACTGTTGGTCATTATTTACATCTAAGTAAACAGGCTCTCTAGTACTTTCTGCAACACCAATTTCTTTGATGTTTGCCGATGTTGGTTTTTCTGGTTTTTCGTATAAAACTAAATCTGCGGGTAATCCAGTTCTTTGATACTCTGCAAGACTTGCAGGAGTATATTTACCTGATTCCACTAATTTCTGAAATGGATCAGCTTGGACTCGCTCACGACCTGCTTGAGCCATAGAAGCCGCTGCAGCTGCCCGTCTTTGTTGTGCTTGAGCCATCTCACTTTGTGCTTGACGAGCATATTGAGCCAAAGCCATAGCACCTTGTTGGTCACCCATCTGTGCCAACATCTGAGCGCCTTGCAAAATAGACTCAGGGTTAGATTGGTCTATTTGTTGAGCAATAGAGTTTCTAGCACTAATCATCTTCAGTTGTGGGTCTTCAATGCCCATAGCGCCACCAATAGCACCACCAAGACCTCTAGCACCCGCATAGGTCATTGCCGCACCACGTGCAACAGGGTCTAGTTGTGCTAGTTCAATCCCTTCACGCAAAGCACTTCTACGCTGTTGCTCACCATACATTTGTGGTGTTAAACCAAAAAGGCTACCTACTATATTTTCTGCCATGATAAATCCTTAAGAGAATAAGCCACTAAAGAAATTTCCTGCAGCAGTATTAAATGCTGGCGAAGCACCTAAACCACCTAGCACATTTGCATAAGGATTATTTGTGGCGGCTTGTCCTGTCGCCAAGGCTACGCTTTGACCAGCACCCTGTAAACCTAGTTGACCAACTCTTGCCCCCGCAGTCGATGCTTCTTTACCAAGTTGTGCGCCAATTGTGAAGGGCTGCTGACCCAAAGCCTCAAGACCTTGAACTTGACCAAAAGCAGTCGTGTAAGGAGCATAAGCCGCTTGTTGACCACCATAGTACTGACCCATTGTCTGAGCGCCTTGACCAAGTAATCCTGCACCAAAAGCAACCTGTTGTTGACCAGCTTGTTGAGCTTGAGCCGCCAATTGAGCCTCTTGTTGAGCACGAGCGTTATACAAAGCCTGTAATTCAGGAGTTGTAGCACCCATAGTACCGCCTTGGGCAACAGCCAAACCACCACGACCTTGTTGTTGGAGTCTGTTTTGCAGATTAGCTAACTCTAACTCTCTGCCTGGTTGCAAGAGAGCCATCTGTTGATTCAGATAGTTCTGTGCAACAGATTCAGGAGATTGAGCAATGTACTGATTGCCAAGGTTAAACAAGTTCTGTGCGCCTGTTTGAAGAGGTGCAAACTGTTGTTGAGCAGCTTCTGCTTGAGTCAACCCTGCATTAGACAAAGCCATGAACCTGTCTTGTTGGGCTTTAGCTTCAGGACTTAGTGTGTATCCTGCGCTAGTTATCTGGCCTGTAACGGGATCAGTCTGGAATTGTGAAGTGCCGAACCTTGTGGTCATGCCAACTGGCCTGAAAGCGGCAGCTTGTTTGGCAGCGGCAGTCTCAGCATCAATTCGTTGTTGAGCAGCAATAGCGGCTTCTCTTGAAGTCTGACTCTGTAACAAGCCACCACCAAGTGTTAGACCAGAAGACAACAAAGAACCAATTTGAGTTGGTGTTAGACCAGTTCCAGTGCCTGTTCCAGTGCCAGTTCCCGTTCCAGTGCCTGTGCCCACACCTGTTCCAGTTCCTGTTCCAGTGCCAACTCCAGTTCCTGCTCCAGTAACATTCACGCCTGTATTTAAAGCACCACTACCCAATCCCGTTAAACCTGTTGTGACTCCTGTACCTAATGCACCCAAACCAACATTGGCAGTATTTGTCAAGCCAGTAAGACCACCTACAGTAGCCGCTGTTCCCGCACCAGTACCTAGTAATTCAGTGCCTAGATTAGAACCAGTAAGAATTCCAGTGCCTGTTAAAGCACCAGTTCCTGTCGTACCCAAAAGGTTTGTACCAAGAGTAGAACCAGACAATATGCCTGTTCCTGTTAAACCTGCTAAACCTGCTCCAGTGCCCAACAATCCTGTTCCAAGAGTTGATCCTGACAAAACACCAGTACCAGTTAATCCTGTACCCGCAGTAATACCAGCACCTGTACCTAAAGTACCAAGACCCGCTGTTCCTGAGGCATTGATTCCTAATCCAGCAGCACTACCTGTTATACCTGTGCCAGCACCCATCCCTGCAACAGTACCCGCAACAGTACCTGCTGTTCCTGCTGCTGCCGCAAACTCTGCCGCTGACAAACCTAAACTAGCTGCTTCTGCTGCCGTTAGACCCAATCCTGCGGCTTCTGCGGCTGTTAAACCTGCTGCGGCTGATCCTCCTAAACCACCTAACAAACCTGCTGCATCTAAACCAAAGTAAGCACCACCAAGAATCAATGCAGGTTTTACCCAACTAGGCACATCAGAACTTGATGCTCCAGTAGTGTAGAAAAGAGGCTTTCCTTGTGCATCAAACTCAACTCGATAACCTGTGTTTCCTTTACCATCAAACGTGCCACCAAAGGCATTTCCAGTTTGACGTTCACCATAGGTAACAGGTACTTCTTGACCTGTTAATTTATTACCATAAGTAGTTACTGTTTGTGTTTCACCAGTTTCATATACGTTGCCATTCTCATCTGTAGTTGTAACTGGAATTTCTTTGGTGATCTGACCAAACTGGTTAATGTCTGTTGCACCTGTGCTTACAATAATTTTAGCCATGTCAGCAGCGTTAGCTTGTGCTGAACCCTTACCTTCGCCCGCCCACTTATCTAAAGTGCCTTGACCAAGAATTTGCTCTGTTACATAACGAGTAGCAACTTCTTCTACAGGCAATCCAACAGCTTGAGCCACTTGAGCAGGAGAAACATTAGCCTCTTGCATTGCTGCAACAATCTGAGCATCTGTCAGATTAGGTGTTTTTAGAAACTCTAAGATTTGTGCGTCTGTTACCGATGGAGGAGTTGCAGTTGTTGCCGCTAAATTAGGAGCTAAAACAGCTTTTTGTTCTGGAGGAGCAGATGCCAAAACACTTTGTACAGACTGCATGAATGATGCTTGTTCAGCAAGGTCAACAGAATTTCCAAATGCACTCTTCCAGAAAGCCAAGCCTTCAGCATCAGGCTGACGACCTAAAATCTGGGTATAAAGTTGTTCTACAGTTGTAGCCATGATTGCTCCTTATTATGCTATTCCAATTGGCTCAACCCAATCAGGATTATGAGGCCAAGTGACAGTCGATCTTGCATCAGAAACAGTTGATGGAAAGTCTCTCAATGTTTGGCGATATGTTGCCCACTCAGTCTTCTTAGGAATGGTGCAATCAGCAATCTGAGTCCAATCACAAGCAAGCAATAAAGCATTGCGTGTGCTTCTCAGTTGTGCCATTGCAGAATCCTTGGCTGCTTGGATTTCTTCGGCACTCATGTCAGCGACTTCAACGACAGAAACAAACTCATCATCGTCATAGGCAGAGCATGAAACCAACTTCTGAGTCAGGCGGTCATGTGCTTTAAAGGCATTGACCTTCTTTGCGTTGTTGGCAGTTAAGAATTCATCACTTGGGCCATTAGCGTTGAATGATGTATTGCTAAACAGTTCACGATAATCGCCTACTGTAATGGGGCTAGTTAAGATTGCAATTTGCATGATGTTCCTTAATATGGGCCTGTGTCTGAGAGTGCTGATGTTGGAGGTGTAAATGTTCCTGTGTATCGGGCAATACCATTAGTAATTCTTAAGTCATCAATGTAACCATTAAAAAAATAAGCTGCCTCATTGACACTACATCCAATATGTCCATAATTGTCTGGAGCATCTGTTGTATATGTTGCAGAACCAACAGAAACTCCACCTTGATAAAGCGTTAAGGTAGTTCCATTTCTTACTAAAGCAACATGAGTCCATGCGCCAATAGTTAAAGAACTAGATGCAGAAATTAAAAATCCACCATTGTAAAAATTTAATTGTGTAGTTGATGGATAAAACCCAAGATTAAAAATCTCTGATGGGCCTTTATTTAGTAATTGAGCATAAGATGCTTGATTTGCATTTGGATAAACCCACATTTCAATTGTAAAGTTTCCAGTTCCAAAGCCAAGTGCTCCCATTTTAGGAAATTTTAAGAAATCACCAGTACCATCAAACGCAATAGACCCTGTTCCATACTTCTTAACACTTGTAGAAATCTGTGCATTACCACCAGTTTCTAAGTCGTTCATCATGGCGTTGTCAAAGATTGCGGCATTTTGAAATTTAAGCAATACAGTCGTATTAGTGATTGCAGTTAGCGGTGCAGTTGGAGGCGTGAATGTTGAAGTCTGCAAAGCAGTACCAACAAGCACTCGCATATCGGTTATGTAGCCGTTAAAAGAACGATTACCATCATTCTTCTGACCAACTTTAAACACAGTTATTGTGTTACTAGCAAGCAAATTTGTTGAAGTTGCTTGTGAAACCCCGTTGTAAAACAGCCTGTATGTTGTTCCATCAAAAGACAACATTACATGAGTCCATTGATTTAATGGAGGAGGAGTTGTGCTGATTGTGTTTAAACTTCCATCCCCAACATATAAAGTGCCAGCATTAGTCTCAATATAAAAATTATTGTCTGTATTGGAGTTAATCCAAGTTACTGTGCTGTTAGTAATTGGATAAGTCCAAAATTCAACAGTAAAGGTACTTCTTGGGTTAAAACTTCCAGTACCAGATGTTGTTATATTGTCACCACTACCATCAAAGTACCCTGACCCACCAATCACGCTTGTGGAGTAGGCGGTAGAAGTACCAAATGGGTTGAAGCGTTGAACGCTTGTATTGCCGTTAGCGGTGATCGTTTTTGGGCTTGCGCTAGTGTCGATAAATCTATTGCTCTGGCAAGTTAAAAGCTTTGTATTTGTTACCGCAGTCAATGGTGCAGTTGGTACTGTGTAAGTTGTTCCTGAGTACAAAGCAGTTCCAACAACTACACGGGTGTTTGATAAATAACCTTCAAATGGCTGACTTCCAGAGGCATCTGCGCCAATTGAAACAGCAGAACTTGAAGTCGAAACAGTTGCTGAATATGATGTTGTATAAATTCTTGAGCCATTTAAATACAAACTTACTGTGTTGCTTTCTCTAACAAATGCACAATGATTCCATGCGTTTAACTGCAAAGAAGTTGAACTTACATAATCATTGAATGAACCATCATATAAAAGTGCCCGTAAGTATCTATTGCCATCATTAGACAATTGCATAGTCCAAGAGTATGAACTTGTCCATTGCCCAATAATCATTGGTTGGGCTGGCGATGCTGTAGGAAAAACCCAAGATTCAATCGTAAACGCACCGCTACCTAAATCCCATGCGGCATTGTCTGGTGTGGTCAAATAGTCGCCAGTGCCATCAAAATAATTAGACCAATTAGACCCATAAGGCGAGAAAGAACCTTGGGTTGTATTGCCGTTGCGAGTAATGGTGAAAGTGTTTGTACTGCTGTCTAAGAATGTATTGTTCTGTGCGCCATTAGTCCCATCACCATGCAATAACATCGTGACGTAGTTAAACTGAGCATCTGGCGATGAAAGATTACCGCCTTTATTCAATTTGTTAGCTAGAAACATTAAGCACTCCCTGCCCAATTTCCATAAACTGTTCCACCAACTTGCCAGATCACCACCACGTTTGTAGATGAGGCTTCAAGTGTCGGTGTAGCACCAGACCCTAAGGTGTTAATCCAAGTCATCGTAGGCCAAGTGACTGTGTAAGTAACTGGATTGAGCATCAGTACAACTGACTGACCATCAGCTAATGACTCAGTAAATGTGGTGTTAGCACCAAGTGTTTTGGTCTGAATTGTCCCGTTAGCAGGGTCAATTGCAGTGCCAGACAACGCATAGACAGTTTCGGTATAAGCCGTAACAGTTGGATTGCTTAGTGCGGGAGCAGTACCAAATACTAAAGCACCAGTGCCTGTTTCATTTGTAATAGCAGAAGCTAAGTTAGCACTTGATGGAGTTGCTAAAAAGGTAGCTATACCCGAACCAAGTCCTGAAACACCAGTAGATATTGGAAGACCTGTTGCATTGGTTAAAGTGCCGCTAGAGGGAGTTCCTAATGGCCCACCAGTATCAAGCAGCCTGACCCATGCACTGCTGTGAGCAAAGTACATTGCCCCGTCTGCGTGAGAGTGCGATAAAGCCCCGTGATAAGTAGCCGCAGAAGGAAAAGCCGCTTGGTTGGCATAGTAGAAAGGAATTACCGATCCAACTTGAGGTGCAGTGATAGCACCATCGTCAGCAACTGTCACCAAGCTATTCTGTACAATTTTTCCAGTTGTACTGTCAAACCTTGTGATTGCATTGTCTGTTGAAGAGGCTGGGCCTGTTACATCGCCTGTGCCACCAGAAGCCGCAATCGTTATTGAGCCACCACCATTGGTAATGGTTACGCCAGTACCCGCAGTCAAAGTTGCTTTAGTTAAGGTGTTACCTGTGGTATTACCAATAAGAAGTTGACCATTGGTATAAGAAGTTTCTCCTGTTCCACCATTAACAACGGGTAAGGCAGTGCCTGAATAGGTCATTGCCAAAGTGCCAGAAGTTGTAATTGGTGAACCAGATATGCTAAAAAGGCTTGGTACTGTTGCCGCAACACTTGTTACTGTGCCTGTACCAGTAGCCGCAATAGTTTGATTAGGCCATGTACCCGTAACAGTTACGTTTGTCCCCGCTACCAAACTAGGGGTTGCCGTTGCTGTGCCACCATTGGCTACAGGGAGTAAACCTGTCACGCCTGTGGTTAGTGGTAAGCCCGTAGCATTTGTTAAGACTGCGGCACTTGGTGTTCCAAGGGCGGGAGTTACAAGTGTTGGCGAGTTTGACAACACAACATTAGTTGTTCCTGTGCTTGTTGTAACTCCTGTACCACCATTGGCTACCGCTAAAGTTCCAGTAATGTCAGCAGTAGAAAGACTTACTGCATCCCATGTTGCATTTGTTCCATCAGTTTGAAGATACTTGTTTGCGTTGCTTGTTTGGCTAGGCAATAGGTTATTTAATGCGGCAGCGGCTGTAGATGCACCAGTACCGCCATCAGCAACAGCTAGATCGGTAATACCTGTGATCGTACCGCCAGTAATTGCGGCAGCAGAGTTATCTGTCTTTGTCGCAACAGCAGTAGCAATATTGTTGTACTCAGTGTCAATCTCAGTACCCTTGACAATCTTTAGAGGATTGCCAGGCGAAAGATTGTCTTTAGTCGCAAAGTTAGTGGTCTTTGTATAATTGCTCATAGTTTACCTCTTAGGCCATTTTGCCATCTTTGGCTTGAATTTCAATCTTTTGTAGGGATAACTGTGTGCCGTTAATGGTTGTTTCATAACCAGTTTGGACAATCTTTCCCGCACCAGATGCGTTTGCTCTCAATGTCTTAATTGGAATGCCACTTGTGTATTCAGCAATGTTGTATTCAGCAGTTCCATATTCATAACTTACTTGCGTAGGAATGTAAATATTTTGAGCCTGATAAGCACCAGAATAATCAAAGCCCCAATTGATAGTTAAGAACTGATTAGAGCCACCAATTACAATTGCTGAAATAGTCTTTAAAACAGAAATCTGATTTGGGTTGCCAAGGTCAGCATTGTTGGTGTAGTACGCAAATCGATACGTTGTTGTGTCATCTATGTAACCGCCATACTTACCAATAAAACCATTCTTACCAATTAACAAGTCTCCATTACGCAAAGAACGCAAAGATGTTGGTGCAATAGAGTCCCATTTGGTTACACGGGAAGCACCATCTTGTAAAGATTGTTTGGTATCGAAGCAATAAACTTGGAAGGTAGCGGGTAAAACTAGCAGATAAAAGGCTTCTTTTTCTGAGTAAACAGACTTCAGATTAGCCAATGTCTCACCAAGTAATGATGAATTTAGGTCAAAACGCACATTCTTAGACAAGTCTCTTAGGGGTGCAGACTTCTCTTGGATTGTCCTCATCAATGAACGGACGCCTGAGTCTGACAAGAAAATAACATCAGAGCCAACGCTTTGTATGGTATCTCTAGCAATACATCCAATAGAGCCAATTGTGTCGCTCAGAACCAAAGAAGCGGGAGTAGAAGCACCAGAATAAACAAGGATTTGTCGTTTACCAAAGATAAACAAGAAATCATTGTGAGCTGCCAAGCCCATGACTTCATCAGCACCATTTGGCCATACACGAGAGACATCTAAATTTCCTGAAGTACCACCAGACCATACATGACCCGCAATCAGATCAGAGAAGGTAACTGTTACTTTATCGGAAGATGTATTAGCTACCCAAAGGCGACCAAATGCGGAGATGGCAATGTTGGCTAAAGGAACTGTTCCTGCATAGCCTGTTTTCTCAGAGACTCTTCTAAATGTGGTAATACTGACAGCGGGGTCATAGATCAAAGGATCGTGACCTGTTTGGAAGAAGTATGCAATCCCATTCAAAGATGCGGTTTGCCAATTAGATGCAGTAATAGTAGGAGCAGTACCGCCACCACCATAGGTCAACTCAGTCACCGCATTAGCAGTACCAAGTTTAAATAGCTTGTTGTTACCCGCAAACAGAATGGTCAAAGTGCCATCGTTTTGCACTAATTCATGGATAACACCCACATCGTTAGCACCTAGATTACCAGAAGAGGAGTTAACCCTTGTGTAGCCTTTTCTAGCACCAATACGACCATACTGATCCAAGATGCAGTTAGTTGCAACCAAAGCAAAGCCAGCCCCTAAATCAAGGGGAGAATCTTCAGTATTCAGGCCATAAAAGCCTGGTGCTGAAAGACTGTAACTTTGTAGAGGCTTAGACATTAAACCGCCACAAAGTTGTCTTCAGGATAACGAGTGCTTTCCAATGCGATTGCGTCAGAGAGCATCCCTCTAAACAGAGCATAGGCCTCGGAAGAAGCAGTCCCACCATCTTCACCACGCTCAATCAGACCACGGGCATAGGCACTTTGAGCAACCAAATAATCTAAGACTTTGACTGAAGTGCCATCAGCAGACAAATTAGCCTGTGGGATGGTTAGATCAAACTTCAGTGTATACACGCCATCAGGAACAGGAAACAGGTCAATCTTTGTGTCTCCACTACCATCTACCCCGTTAAAGCAGAACTCGCTAGGAATAGACTGTGAAGGTGTGCCAAAGTTGAGCTTGCGGTTCATATCCGCAACAGTTGTGTTATCTAAAGTAATAACACTGGTAGTGTTAATAGCGTCATTGATGCGGAACTTTTGACCCGCACCTGTTAAAGAGTAAGAACTTGTGGCACTAACAGTAGTAACTGTAATTGTCTGAGACAGCACATTCCAATTATAGGAATCTTCAATTTGACGTTTTGCATCATTGA